GCACGTTCTATATAATCATCTTCCTCGTTGGTAATATCTCCTTGATGGCTAAACGTTTTCAAAACTGCTGTTTCTACCGCCTTAATTGAATTCTCTACTATAGGTGGCGATTTCTGCCGCAAATCCATTTCTTTCATAAGCCCCTTAACATCCGTATTGTAATCGGCATGAAACACAGTAGGGGCTAGTGATGTTCTAGCTATAGGATATTTTTTCAATATCTCACCTTGTTCATAACGTAACCGAACTCCTGAAATTCCAGGGGTGACCTCGGTATCTATATCAAATTCGCATTCAGTACTATTAGATAATATACCATTAATCTCACTTGCAATAGCCTCGCTAGGCTGCACACAAAATCCATTACTATCGTCTCCCGCAACATGCATACCTATTACGATACCTGCTGCATCTGCTAAAAATCCTCCGCAAAAACCAACTGCACTTAAAGGAGTATCAAATCCTGTATATTCAGGATGAATATATTCCTGAGCTGCCGCCGAGTATACTACTGAAGATGTATTGTAAGATACGTGTTTACCTCGTAGCATCTTTATGATTTTATTTGATAAAATCATATATACATAAGGCGATCTCGTACTCGTTTCAGTAAAAAGCGTTCGAATCTTTTTGTATAATACTGGGAATTGAGTAAACTTATATATTGCAATATCAACTGTTAAATATCCTTTCACTTTCTGTACGTTAACTCGTTCAGCTTCTACATGCTTATTGCGCATATGTTCCCAAGATTGATAAATATCTACGTATACGTTATCCATCTCAACATGAGAGGGTACCACTACGTATTCTCCCGATACTATAGCATGTGTATAATATGTTTTCCCTGAAACGTCATATTTCAAAATTCGTGAATGTTTAGTCAACAACTTAATATGAGCTGGTATTTCATCATCATTACCACTCTGTTTTACATACATATCTCGTTCTTTCTCAAACGCTTTCAGCTTAGTTTCCCAAACTTCTAATGGTGATGAAGCTATCATCATACGCGAAAAACACGCATCCCATACAAATTTACCTATCGCAGCCGTAACTATCGATACGGTCAATCCGCTAAAAAGTTGAACTAAATTAGCTGACATTATGTTATCCAAAATAGATTGAAGATCAATCTTGCTTTGCAAATAAGTGCTTATGTATTGCGTCCATTCAGTCAACATTTCATAACCGAACATTGCTCCATCCCATATACATTCGAATAATTGTGGATTCACATCAGTACGAGCGTCATAAAACTTATCTTTCCTTTTAACTCTTGAAGTGGCTTTGCTTAAAATATTAGACACTTGCGAA